GTCTGTCCTTAGCGTCTTTCTTAAACCATCCCTTCGTCCAGAATTCCATAGCATATGGAATACAGGCGGCGGACCAGTTGCAGTGTTCAAACATGGTGTTTAAATCCCTTGTTATATCACACGGAGTGGAGCTGCCCTTATTATAGGCCCCCACCAGACGTTGGTTAAAGTATCCTGTCCTTACCATTTCACCATCTCTCCGATGAAACATTTGAGAGTTGATGAGAGCGTAATCAGCGGATACGTAGTTCTTTCCAACAGAGAACACGAAACCTACTTCGGCTGCAGCAGCCTCCATAAAGGTCCCGAAGTCCTCTGGACCTCTGAACAACATATCATCTCCATTGATTATCACCCTTCCCCTCATCCACGCACACACCTTGGATCTCTCAGGGTATTCTTGCTCGTATTGATCAACAGCAAGCTCGTACACACTCTCGTTAATAACGCAGAGTAGTGGGAACGACAAAACGTGTCCCATATACTGAGCCCCTGTTCCCATCACATCGATTTTATCGGTGAGCATTTCCCCCTCGGAATTCCAAACCCTCGGGTACTTCACCTTCGCAGGCAAAAAGCTAGCCAGCGCAAGGGAGTACTGGGGATGATCTCTGAGCCCTTCCAGGGCAGCCAGAGTGGCAGATCTTTTTAGTAAATCAGTCGCACTACTGTAGTCGACTGAATGCCATACCATCCTCAAACCGAACTTTATCGGTTCCGTGTCCATTTCTCTAACTCTCTCACTCAGATCTGGACTAAGCATGGTCGACGCGGAAGACTTCTTCCACGCGTCTAACATCTGTCCCTGTAATGTCTGTAGTGAGGTATAGAGGTAAGCGTCACCAATAGTAACTAGCCGAATCTTTGATGGCTCGAATACTGCTGACACTTTTACTCTTGCTCGGTCGTAAACTAGACCCTCACCCTCATATCTTAACTCATTTTTACTCACGATTCCCCTAGTCACGAAGTCGAGACTCTTCTGTAATGTAGAGTTCCGCCACCGTGTTAGGGATGAGTTGAGTGATCGAAGGCAACCTAGTTGTTTTTGGTCTTCAGCTGTTGGTTTCTCCATCGCGTCATACAAACTTAACGCCCCTCCGTTACGGAGCGTGGCTTGAAGACATGACCTGGAGCTGGGAAGCACCTTAGTGGGTGGGCCTAGCCTTGAGAACTTCCGTCTCGACAATTCGATGATTTTACTTCGACATTGTGGACCTAAAGTTCCCGGCG